CCACGAAATATCTAAAGGTGGACGGTTGATAATGGAATTTATCTTCCGCTCTCGTCACCTCTCTACAGCACCAAGAAGCATAACTTCCGGCCTAATCAGGCTGGCCTTTCCCATTACGGGAAGACTATAGAAGGTTTACTCCCTCTTAGGACCCTTAGTATTAAGGGCACTCCTATTGGGTGAGACTTCATGCTGCTCACTTAGAGAGACAATCCATAATCCTGAATACAACTTCTCGATTATAGGAGATGACAAGTCGACTTAATTGGGGGATTTTGTCGATTTAGATCGATAATACCCTGGTCGAAGAGAGTCGGAAATATGTTCTACAACCCCAACCATCCGGAGGAGACGTGCAAAGACATCCACCTCACGGTCTGGATTTCCGAAAGCTCTTTTCAGATCTTTCTCAATGACATTCAGATCCTCATAATCAGGGATGTGTGGTAGCCTTTCAGAGGCATCCACAACCAGATCGACGATCTGGTCCAAAGTCATCCCGGAGGCATCCTCAACCATCCATGGTTTGAGGGCAGGTAGCCCAAAGGTAACCTGAGCTGTCTTAAGGGGTATTCTATACTCCTTAATCCAGTCCTCCATTCTCTCCTTTACTTGGTCATATAAGGCGATTTGAAGAATCTCTTCGCCCTCAACAGACATCGTCCGTTGAAGCCAAGTATTAAAATACTCTAAACGTTTACGATACATTAAAAAGTCTTTATAGACTGTATCGACGTTTCCCTTTACAATTTTATGTATCGGGTCCCACATTTCATCGTTTGATGATAATGTATCAAAATCCTGCATAGGTTTATTCCAAATTACAGCATTTTTCATCACTGAAAGTGCTGCTCTTATGGAAACTCGTGGTAGCCCAGTCGAAACGATGTTTCGACCAGGGACCAAGAGTACCGACAGGATCCACGATACTAGTGGGTGAGTCCTTCCTTGGAGTAGCGATCTCTGGACATTAGTCCAGAGACGAGGGCTATTCATAAAGGTTTTCACCAATGGCGCAAGCCATTTTCGTGAATGCAAATCAATCCAACCCCGACGAACTATCCGGAGGGCCAGTTCGGCCCGGCGAGATAGTGAGTCAACTCCTACAAATTCTTTAAAACTTATAGGAGAGAGGTTAATGTCACCGACAAAAGACTGACTTGCGAAATTCATAAATCCTTTTTCTGAAACAAAGGATTTTGACATTCCAACCTTTACACCGAGGGCCTCAGATAGCCGGAGATACTCTCTGGCTACCATTTCATCGAAGATGACAAGGTCATCTCCAAGTATGAGGTAATCCTGGTACCAGTTGACATAATGAAGTTCAACTGGAGTAGCAGTGGCTAAAAAATTAGTCATTGATGCTAAGGTGTTAAATTTCGCATTCACCGAAAAAGCGGCGAATTGGACAAGTGCATGATGCACCATGGCCATGGATGACCATGAAGACAAAGCACCCATCGGTTGACCTCGTGAATATTTCACAAGGTCGTATGTGCCCGACCCCTTGGCAAAACGACGTTCTGTCTTTGGGGCAAACCGATGAAGAAAGTTACGACCTACCAGTAACTCGGACCATAGCGAAACTAATTTAGTTCCAAGGATAGGAGTTAAGAGACTCAGGTAGAGTTTCATAGGTATGGTATCAGTGGCGGCCGTTAAGTCAATTGACCAACATGTAGTGAACCCTTTAGCCGAAAAACGCTTTAGGGCTCCCTCCTGATCAAAAGTAGCATCAGTAGGTATTACTTTAAGAATATCAAACATCCAATCATGGAGAGGTTTGAGGACACAATTTGTCCAGTAATCTACAATGGCCACGACTCGGATCTTTCCAGCTGGTTCATAGATAGGATGTAAACGCCCTAGAATCGCGGGAACGACGTTCTCACGAGACTGGAGACGACCCAATCCCATTACTGGGAGAAGGTCTGCATTTATGACCATCTTCGGCTTCGCCGGAGTAATGGTCATTTTGCCATCCTTTCCAATCTTATGAATAGAGTGTGGAATAAATTTGGGATCCGGTATTTTATTAATCTCCTGACCGACGATGTCAGTCATGAGATCATACCGTTTAGCAGCTGTACGGAAAATCTTCCATATGGCTGTATTCCCAGTTTCCATAAGCCATTCTTTAATAAGATTTGACTCATAGCCAGACTCATGTCCGGCACAGGTCTTAAACCAAACGGATGCATCCCTGGGTGCCCCCAGCATACTACTCTGGTGTGCTGGACCAGCCTTCGATGTTGTAAATATTTTATTGATGGTATAATCCACCAACAAATTAACTCTAAAACTACTCTTTAAAAGGAACCAGAACACGGTGTTTATATACTGTGTAAAGGCCTTAAAAGTTTCGTTAAAAGAGAAGTCAGGAGCTTCTTGGATAATAGACGAGATATCTATCTTGTCATATTTACCCTCGAAGCCCTTGTACATATTTGTGACTGATGTCCAAATATGAATAAAACGTTGGTTCCCACTTCTTATGCCATTTCTGGCGTATAAAGGAAGGATCCATGGTAAACCATTACAACATCTTATGAAAACTTTACCTGGTATCTCATGTGGAGATAATTTCTTACCTCCTAGAAAGGAGTTTATTATAAACAAACATCCTTTCAAGTAGAGAATTAAAAATTGGATTCCGTTATGAGAGAAGAGTGAATGGCATCGTTGGGAGAACGTATTTCGTTCTACTTCAGCGACCATAGATATTAGGGACCCTCTGCGCCACCATGATAGCATGTCATGCCATCGGGTGATGCAGGACCTGACATTTCTGCCAGTGATACGGACCATCGACTCATCCTTCCCATCTTTACGTGATCTCCAAGCCAAAAAAGGCGACGAGAAAAGGTGAGATAAAAAGGAACCTCGGCGTTTGCTAGGTTTCTGATTACCTGTTATGATATCCTTAACAAAAGGGTCTAATAGGGGGGAATTTTGAGAAGATGTTCCTACGGAGTCACGAGTGTCTTCGGGTGTGGCCAAAACAATAAGATTCTTATTGTTGGTCTGACAAACGCGCACCTGAATAATATAATCGTATTCTGAAATATAAAGAATATGGTTTGGATCAAAAGGATCTACTATGGCATAAAGGCCACTTTCGACTTTGTCCCAATCGATCTTACCGAATAATCGGTGAGATGGACGCTGCAGGTTCGGAAAAGAGGTAGAAAAGGTTCGAAATTGTCGTAACATTGTTATGAAATTTTGGCTGAAGTACACTTCAGAATGTTGGAATGGTCGACCCCCTTATCCTCGGATGAGGTAGGTAGGCCAGGCACAAGTACCCGGGATATAATATCCATGAGTGAATTAGTCTTAGGTATTTCTACCATCGATTACAACACTCAAGCTTGATCCGGTGAAAAGGACTGAGATCCGGTGTTTAGGCATTTATATTTCTAAAGTGGCAGGTGGTTTATTCCACGACACTTATCCCTTCCAACATTTTTAAGCTGGAAAACTACTCTAGGTAGCTCCTGATGACAACAAATCATCAGAGAGAGTATCTCAGAGAGACCTTACCCAACCAGTACTAAGTATTACTACTCGCACTGGACTTCTATCCCTAGCCAACCGGGTAGGTTGGTAGTTACCATTTTTATATGTTAATTACTTAACATTCACCCCAAGGTTAGATAGAAGATCCTAAACAGTCAGTCCTAGTCAAGTGGGGACCAAGTCCCTGTGACACCGAATAGTAAAGCTACTCGGCAACCTCTCCCATAAATCCTTTGTTCCATACCTTTCACAAGATATGTGTGAGTTATGGGGCTTTCCTATTTCTAGGAGTCTCACATGGGGTCAGATTTGCAACAACTACGTTTGTAGATATCGAAAATCTTCACGGGTGTCTAGAGACCAGGATTTATCCTGCCCGGGTGCAATTCCCG